TTCATGATGACTCATGTTCATTTGAGTTATTGGTTCTCCGGCCCAACCTCATACCTGGATTATATTTTTACGACAGCTGACATTCTTAATAACCTGGACATAATTAAGAATACAGAGGAATATTCATGGGCCGGAAGGATGTTTGAGATACTAATTCGGTTCGCAGAGTTAGAGGGGATCCACAATGATCAGGTAAATTTCATGAAAGGTCTTGAAGGTTTCATGCTAAATCTCTCGGACTATGATGAAGATTTCGCAATGAATTGGAAACCAATGTTAGAAGGGCTTGCGGATCTCTGGAAGCTTGACCAAAAGATCAGCAATATTGAATACGACATCGGGCTGATCATACTACTCATGAGAAAAATGAATATAAGATATCCGAAGCAATCATTCCTTTGTCAAATTGTAGAGTGTGCAATGACCATGACGAGAACACACAGACAGGAGATTTCAGCACTCCACAAGCTGATCTTCTATGCAGAAGTTGATGGAAAAGCTGGAGTGATGAAATTTCTGAAACGGGTACATACAAAACGAAGAATTGACGCTGGTGCGATAAAAAATATCACGAATTTCGCGAAAAGGACATTCCTCATATCATATAAAAAGAAGCACAAGAGCCTCCCAAATTTGCGCGGACCTGTTGGTAAACAGAAAATGCTTGAGACGTATGCTCAAAGAGGTAACCTGTCAGCCATTGAAATGCTACCACTAAGTTGGTGGGATGACATGAAGATTTTCGACTGCATGGATAACACGTTAACTGATGATCCCCTAGAATTCGCAAAGGACAAAGGTGCATTGAAGTCTACGATTTCTTTCGGACCTGGTGACAGTAGAAAGGAATTGCTTCAAGTGATAGAAAAGAAGAAGTATAAACTGCAGAACTTCTTTGAAAATAGGATATTGACACCACTCCCGAAACGTATAGTTAAGACAAGACAAAGGCGAGAGCCAGTTGCCATACCAAATGCAGCCAGACTGATTGAGAAAGAACGAGAACAGAAGGTAGAAGCACAATTATTCGGAAACGCAGTCCTGGAAAACAAACATGGATTGAGTCTTGTCGCCACCAAGATGAAGAAGGCTCTATCATACTATGATGAACAACTCATAACACCAGCGGACAAGAAAAGGAAGGCAATTATACATGAAGCATCACGACAACTGGCACAGAAAGATAAT